GGCCGGGACCCCGGATGTTAATCTTGAACGCCTCCGCCGGTGGCGAGGCAGCCCCAAGCAACTTGCGGTCTTGCTTGCTCAAGCCCTTGCCCTTTCCGGAGAAATCGAGCCTCTGCCCGCGAGCCGGATTTGGTTCCTGGGACGGCGCCGTGCATCGGGGCGCACTCCGTACTTCTTCTTCGCCGCGATTGGACCAGACGAACTGCCGGCCATGATCGAGGCCGTGCGGCTAGCATACGGCCGCGTCGCCGGCGTGCTATTTGTGCCATTCTCTCCACCGACGTCTACAGAGGGCGGGAAGGTCAGGACAGTCGATATCGGGAAGGCCGCGTCGCTTCAGGATCGGCGAATGACAGTCGATCTGCCATTCGTCGAGGTACAACTTGGCGACGAGCGCCCACCAGGAATGTCTGCGAAACACCCGCCAAAGTCCCTGAGAGACCACCGTCGGGCGATTCTGCAGGCATACATGGAAAGCAAGGAAATCGAGGACATGAATGCCCTTGGATCTCACCTCCGCATGGATCGCAGCGCCCTCTATGGAATGGTTCGGAGCGACAAGAGCAAATACGGCGAAAGCAGCCTAAAGGCAATGCTCACCAAAATCGGCTGTCCTCGCCCCACGTGGGATCGTGCAGCGAAGCCCGGTCGCGCATAATCTCCTCGTTTTCTCCCCTCTTCTCCACTTTCTCCACATTAATTTGTGATTAGCAAGAGTTCGCAGTGGAGACGCATGAATGACACACCGGGCAAGTCCATCCCACCAGAGCGATAACGACCTACTGACGGAGATCGAGGCTCGCGAGGAGGAACTGCCGATGTCTCTGGCCTGGTTCCGGCGAAAGCGGGTGCACGGCGGCGGGCCGCCGTTCATTCGCGTTTCTAATCGCGTTTTCTACCGCCGTGGGGAATTGCGGCGATGGATCGCCGAGCGCGCTGCACCTGTGGTGGTGGCAAGAGGGCTCGCCTTGCCCCGTTCGGTTGGAGCAAGGAGCTAACCCATGGCCGCACTGGATCGGCTCACTCAACTATCGGCTCCCCGGCAGGCGTTGGTCCGGTTATTTCAGTCGGTGAACTTCGGTCAGATCATCGGGCTCGCCATCCGGAACGGCGACCCTGTCTTTCAGCCCGAACCCACCGTGCTACTCGATGTGAAGCTCGATGCAGACGAAGGTGAGAGGCCGGAAGCGGACCTGGCCGATTTCACGCTCCGCGATGAGGTCCGCCGCCTCTTGGCGCATCTGGACCAACTCCAGAATGGAACCGTGGAGCGGATTGAAGTCCGTTCGGGCGTCCCGCGCCGGGTCATTATCGAACGTCGCCTAACGGAGGCAGCGCGATGATGCCGGCCGACCCCTACATCTTCCAACAGGCGTCCTGCCGGGCCAGCCTGTTGGTTACCTCCGCTGGCTTTAGATCAGACGACTGGGAAGACCTGAAACAGGAGATGGTCCTGGACGTCCTCCGCCGCTCCCCCAAGTTCGATCCAGCGCGTGGCGACTGGCAGGGCTTCGTGCGTGGTGTGGTGCGCAATCACGCCGCTGTCCTTGTGATGCGCGAACGACGGCGGGCGCCGGAGATCCTCAGTGACGACTTGATGAATCGAGAGGATGCCAGCGACGCCGACTCGCTGGACGTTCTCGATAAGCGTGCGTCCTCGGGCGTGGTGGATGCACTGCACCTCAGTCTCGACGTCCGACAGGTTGTCGAAAGCCTTCCAGCCCACCTTCAGGCGCTGGCTGTGTTGCTCGTCCAAATGCCGGTTCAGGATGTTTGCAGGCACACTGGTAAGTCCCGCTCGCGGGTGTATCAGATGACCAGGCAGATTCGGGAGGCCTTTGTTCGGGCTGGCGTTTCGCCCGCGCACGCGGCGCGTCCCTCGGAGCGGGTGAAATGAACCAACCGCCATCCATCGGCGTGCGGGACTACTACCGCACGATCACGTCGGTCGACATCGGCACGATTGCTCGCGAGCTCTTGAATGGGCGGATCACTCAATCCTCGGAGCGGGCGCTGCTCTGCGACTGCCCGAATCACCAGAGCCAGTCCAAGCGGTCGCTGAACATCATGCTCGACAAGCAGGGCTGGTACTGCTTCGGCTGTGGCACTGGTGGAGACGTCCTGCAGTTGGTTGAGTTTGTTCACGCTGGCAGCATCACACGTGGTCAATCTGGCCGGATGCCGGAGTCACACCGAGAGGCGCGCGATTTCCTGGCCGCGAGGGTGGGGATGCCTTCTCTTTCCCGCGCCGGGCTGTCGCCGGAGGCCATCGAGGAAATGGAGCGGGAACGGCGAAAGAGCCTGCGGGTGTTTGAAGCGTTAACATCGCTTGCCGACTACTACCACCAGAGGCTGCTCGCAGATACGGATGCCCTCACTTGGTTCCGGGCGAAGTACAGGATCGGCGACGAGATGATCACGCGGCTAAAGATCGGCTACGCCGACAACGCTCCCTGGATCGACTCGGCCGGAAATCGGCAGCGGGGCGTCCAGGACGCACTCTGTAAGGGTCCGAATGCATTCACGCAGGCCGAGTTGTCAGGAACGTCCGCATTCCGGGCCTCCGGTAGCGGCATCAGCCCATTCTTTAATCGGCGAATCGTCTTTCCGTACTGGAGCCGCGGCCACGTAGTCTTCATGATCGGCCGCAAGACTCCCTGGACACCAGACGCCGACTGGGAGGCCCCGAAGTACAAGAAGCTCGCCGTTCGGAACGGTGACAAGAACGCGCACGTCGCTGCCTGCATTAGGAACGATGTGCTGTACAACGAAGACATCCTGGCGACGCGGCCGGACCGCATTGTTATTACCGAAGGGGTCACTGATTGCATTTCGCTCATGGAGCACGAATTCCCCGCCGTATCTCCCGTCACCGTTCAAATCAAGGATGCTGATTGGGAAAGGATTCTACCGAAGCTGGCCGGCGCAAAGACTATCTATCTTTGCCAGGACAACGAGCTATCAGACGCCGGCCTCCGGGGCGCCCTGCGCACGGCACAGATCTTAATTGAAAACGGGATAGCGACCCGCGTGGCGACGCTGCCTCTCGGCGAGAAGCAGCAGAACGCCCGGCAGCAGTTGAAGGACTGCTTCGGTCTCAACGGCCCCGCGGATTCTCCCAAAGCGGCAGCATTGGAGGGCCGCAGCGAAGAGGAAACCCAGCTTGCCGCAACCCTATTGGAGCAGGCCAAGCTCGACGTGAATGAGTACTTCGCCGAGGGTGGAACGGCTGCGGATTTCGAGGCAGTCCTCGCGTCCGCCCAAACCCCGTTGGAGTTATCGATCTCGCGTCTGTCCGCTGGTACGGCTGAGTCTGAGATCGACCACGTGCTGGAGCCGATCCTCGCCGCAGCGAAGCGCCTGAGCCCCGTCGAACACGAGAGGCATCTCCGTCTGATCCAAAACCGTCTTGGCAAAGAGCGGATTTCCCTTTCGGTTCTGCGCAAACAGGCGCGAGCCACTCCAGTGGAGGAAGCTACCAAGGGCAAGGACAGAATCCTCGTGGGACGTTCGCCGCAGGTTCAGGTGGAAAACGCGGCGGCGCTTCCGCGCATTCAAGTCAACAACCGACAATTGCGCGACGTGGTTGCGGAATCCTGGTCTGCCGTTCACCGAGCGAATCAATCGGGTGCCGCCGTTTTCCGAAACACGCCCTACGTTTTTCGTCGAGGAGAGCACCTGGTGTTTTTGGCCGACAGAGATCCAGCAATCGAGATCGAGCAGATGAGCGAGGCCGCCGTGTTCGGGTTGATCGCGCGAGTTGCCGACTGGTATCGATCTACGGACGAAACCAGTGTCGATACGATTCCGCTGAAGGAGGCCGCGCGCGACATGCTCGCCTACATCGATCCCAGTCTGCCGCAACTGCATGCGGTCATCCGCACGCCAGTGTTCGGGTGCGACGGCTCGCTGATCGCCACACCGGGCTATCACCAAAAAGATCGGGTCTGGGTGGATGCTGATTCAACGTTGCAGTTGGGCCGACTATCCAATACACCAACCCCGGAGGAAATTCGAACTGCCCGCGATTTGTTTTGCGACGAACTGCTGGTGGACTTTCCGTTCACGGATCTCTCAGATCGAGCACACGCGGTCGCCGCGATCCTGTTGCCGTTCGTCCGGCGAATGATCGAAGGACCGACCCCGTTGCACCTGATCGAGGCGCCCTCCGTTGGTTCCGGCAAGGGCCTACTCGCCAACGTCGTCGCAATCGTTGCGACCGGGGCGAATTGTGAGAGCCGCACACTTCCCGAGGATGATGACGAGATCCGGAAAATGATTACCGCCGAGTTGCTGAAGGCCCGTCCAATCGTGCTTCTGGACAACGCCGATGACCGGAAAAAGCTCCACTCCCCTTCGCTCGCGTCCGTGCTCACGGCGGTTAGATGGACAGATCGAGTGCTTGGTGAGTCGAGGATGGCGTCGCTTCCCAACGAGGGCCTGTGGATGATGACCGCCAACAATCCTCATCTCGACCTGGAACTCACTCGGCGATGCATTCGAGTCCGGATTGATCCGCGATTGGATCGACCTTGGAGGCGCACCGAGTTTCGCCATCCCGACCTGGTCCGGTGGGTGAAGGCGAACCGGGGCTCTCTGGTCCACGCGATCCTCACGCTGGTACTCGGCTGGATAGCCACCGGCAGGACGATGGACCAGAAACGACTGGGCTCCTTCGAAGGCTGGTCCGAGCTCGTCGGCGGGATACTTGGCGTGGCAGGAATTGATGGCTTTCTTGCGAATCTCGATCAGCTATATGATCAGGCCGATCAGGATGGTCAGAAGTGGCGAGAGTTCACTGCGGCATGGTGGGAGGCGTTCGGCGACGCCGAGAAGCAGGTGAGTGATCTCAACGGGTTCTGCGAACAGCGCGGCTTGATGCTGGAAATCCGGGGTAACGGCCAGCCGCGGTCCCAGCAGGTTCGATTGGGGAACGCCCTGTCGAGGTCCCGTGATCGGCTGTTTGGAAGCCTGCGCGTCGTTAAGGTCGAAGGAGACTCTAAGCACAAAGGAGTCACCTATTACCGCCTCGCCGACGACCAGTCGCCGTAATGGGGATCTTGGGGATCGGAGGGGATCTTGTTCGTGCGAGATTCCCACTCGCTAACTCTTGCAAGCACAACAACATGTGGTCAGGCTGGGGATCTTGGGGATCTCTTTCCCTCTTACGCGAAGAGCCGAAATATGGAACACGTTCAGCGCGGTGACGCGCACGCATCGCACGCGTACTGAAGGATAGCCCCCAGTAGTTCCCCAAGATCCCCAATCGGACGCCGACTTCCTCGTAGCTTCCACTGCACCACTTACTTGCGGGCGGGGGATCTGGGCGAGTGGAAATCTTGGGAATTGGGGAACAGTTCCCCACTATTACCCGCGTTCAGTATTATTCGCCGACGCGAGTGCACACTTTGCGATGGCGGCGAGTATTCATATAGCAGGAGTCGGTTCGAATCGACCAGCGCCCGGCGCACCGGTTGAAGGACTCCCGGCAGTGGTGCTATGCACCGGAGCGCCGGGACGCTCGTGAAGCCATTCCCGCAGCTTTTCCTGTCACTCCACGTGTGTCCAAAAATCATGAATGCTGCTTTGATTCCCGTCTATAACGCCGACGGTAGTCTGTACGCCTGGGCCTCCAGCCAACGGTTCGCGAGGCTTCAATCGGCTGGACTGGTGGCGCGCGTGGTACGCAAACGCAACGGTCAAATCACCCGAGCGACTCTCTTCCTCCGGCCTGGCGAGCCGAAGCCAATGTCGGCCAGTTCTGTGATGGGAGCCAAATACAGCTTCAGGGAGCTTCTAAACCACGGGCCGGTCTGGGAACTGAAGCATCTTGACGGAAGCCGCAATGGGAAGAACTATGCGCCGCCGGAGATGCGCGGCGTCTTCCTTCAGGTGATTGCGGACTGCGGGGGAGCATGAAGGCGAAGGGACAGGTCGGCGGGCGCCACATCGCGCGAGCTCGTGGCGCGTTTGCCCGTAATACCAGAGCGCCCGTTAAAGCCATAGGTACTTCCCGGCGACTTTCGGCGGCGCGTTGAACAGTAGCGCAGTTTCGCTAGCGACAGGCGCAAAAAGGGGCGGTCAGGTGGTCAGCGGTCAGTGGCAGCCAGGGCGCGCCCGAGGCGGCGGGTGGACCAACCGGCCAACCCCGAGCCAAACGGCGCGACACGGGGCACCGGGGCGCGAAAGGGTGGCCGATTCCGGCGCGAGCCAAGGCGAATGTCCAAACGTACTTTCTGTAGCTGTTCGTAAACCAATGGCGACAATTCCGGCGGCAATAACGCCCGCGATGGCACGGCGCATCGAGATCTGGCCGACCGACCGGCTGGTGCCGTACGCCAGGAACGCGCGCACGCACTCTGCCGAACAGATAGCGCAGATCGCGGCGTCCATCTTGGAGTTCGGCTTCACCAATCCGATCCTGGTTGACTCGATGGATGGGATCATTGCCGGCCACGGTCGTCTGCTGGCTGCCCGCAAATTGGGCCTCGCGGAGGTGCCGGTGGTAGTTCTGGACCATCTCAGCGAGACGCAGCGGCGGGCATACATCCTCGCGGACAACAAGCTCGCGATGAATGCCGGATGGGACGAGAAAATGCTCGCCAGCGAACTGCGCGAACTCGAAACAGACGGCACCGACCTCGCGCTCATTGGCTTCAGCGACGAGGAACTGGAGGCGCTGCTCGAAGACGGCGACGCGCCGCCGGAGGATGTGACCGACGAGGTCCCCGAACCGCCGGCCCAGCCGGTAACCCAGCCCCGCGACGTGTGGTTGATCGGGGCCCACCACCTGATCTGCGGCGACTGCCGCGACGGTGGAACGATTCGTGTTCTGTTCGGCGATGCGCTGGCCAACGTGGTCGTGACCTCGCCACCCTACGCAACGCAGCGCGAGTACGACGCGTCGAGCGGCTTCAAGCCGGTTCGTCCGGATGAGTACGTCGCGTGGTTCGGCGCGGTCGCGGCTGGAGTCGAATCGATTCTGGCGCCCGATGGCTCCTACTTCCTCAACATCAAGGAGCACGCCGACGAAGGTGAGCGCGACCTGTACGTGATGGATCTCGTCATCGCGCACCGGCGGCAGTGGGGCTGGCGATTCGTAGACACGTTCTGCTGGCGCAAGACCGATAACGGCGTGCCGGGCGGCTGGGGGAACCGATTCAAGAACGCTTGGGAACCGGTATTTCACTTCTGCCGCCAGCAGCAGATTAAGTTTCGGCCGCAGGCCGTCAGCCACGAGTCGGAGGACTGCTTCGACTACTCCCCGAACAATCCGAAATCAAACTCCGGGAGCGGACTCCTCGGGACCGGCGCGCGGGGCGCGGCTGCGGACGGGGGGAAGAACCAGAGTGCGTGGCAGCGCAGCAGGAACAGTCTGTCCGACGATTCGGATGGCCGGCACACCGGACTGGCACGCCCGAGCAACGTGATCGAGGTCAAGAGCGAGTCGAGTCAGGGCTCGCACTCCGCTCCGTTCCCGCGCGCGCTGGTGGAGTTCTTCTTGCTGGCGTACTCCGATGCCGGCGATGTGGTCTTCGATCCGTTCATGGGGAGCGGAACGACGATGGCCGCGTCGGCCTTGCTCGATAGGACCGGTTACGGCTGCGAGATCAGCCCGGCCTATTGCGATGTGATTGTGCGGCGGGTTATGAATCTGACCGGCGATACGCCGATCCTTGCGGCCACTGGCGAGACGTTCGCCGCTGTTGCGGAGTCTCGCGGCGTCCCGGCAGACCAGGCGATGAATCCGAAGCAGAACGACGCGCTGCGCATCCAGCACCACGGACCCAATCCGCACTACGGACCGAAGAGGAAGGCCCAGGCATGACGGCGAAATCGCGCACTACGAATCGGGCAGTCGCCGGCATGGGTGCAGCGTCTCCGCGCTTCCGCGACCTCGCCGTACAGATTTGGCCTATCGACAAGCTGATCCCGTACGCCCGGAACGCCCGGACGCACACGGACGAACAGGTGGCTCAGGTTGCCGCCAGCATCATCGAATTCGGGTGGACGAACCCGATCCTTATCGGTGCCGACTGCGTAGTGATCGCTGGGCACGCGCGCCTGGCGGCTGCTCGACGCCTGCGCATGGAGGAGGTGCCGGTCATTGTGTTGGATCACCTCTCGGAAACGCAGAGGCGCGCGCTCATTCTCGCGGACAACCGCCTGGCCATGAGCGCCGGGTGGGACGAGGACATGTTGCGCGTCGAACTCGAATCCCTGAAGGAGGACGCGTTCAATCTCGATCTGGTCGGCTTCACGGACGAGGAAGTCGAGGAGTTGCTCCGCGAGCCGGAGACCACGCAGGACGGGCTGACCGATCCGGACGCGGTTCCGCCTGAGCAGGAGGCCATCGTCACGGTGCGCGGCGACGTATGGGTTCTCGACCAGCACCGCTTGCTCTGTGGGGACGCCACGCAGATGGCCGACATCGAAAAGGTTCTGGCGGGCGGGCTGGCCGACATGACGTTCACCGATCCGCCGTACAACGTCGCCTATGAAGGCAAGACGGCGAAAAAGCTCACCATCGACAACGATGCCCTCGGCGGCAAGTTCTATGAGTTCCTGCGGGACGCCTCGGCCAATATGCTCGCGATGACGAAGGGCGCCATCTACATGTGCATGTCCTCGTCGGAGCTGCACACGCTCTTCCGGGCGTTCACCGACGCCGGAGGCCACTGGTCCACCTTCGTGATCTGGGCCAAGCACCATTTCACTCTGGGCCGGTCGGACTACCAGCGGATGTACGAGCCGATCCTGTATGGCTGGCGCGACGGGACGCAGCACTTCTGGTGCGGCGACCGGAACCAGGGCGACGTGTGGTTCATCAAGCGGCCCATGGCGAACCTGGAGCACCCGACCATGAAGCCGGTGGAACTCGTCGAGCGTGCGCTCCGCAACAGCAGCAAGACCCGCGACACGATCCTCGATCCCTTCGGCGGGTCGGGGACGACGCTGATCGCATGCGAGCGCGCCAACCGCCAGGCGCGCGTCGTCGAACTCGACCCGAAATACTGCGACGTGATCGTGCGCCGGTGGCAGGATTACACGGGCGGCAAGGCGGTTCTCGATGGCGGCGGGACTTTCGATGACGTCGCACCGGAGCGATTAAAGAATGCGGTTTGAATCGAACGGTGCCACAAGGAGATTGCGGCAATCGAAGCGGAGATCCGCGCCGGTAATCCCGACCTTCAAGGCCTGTGCCTGGCTCTCTCGGACTGGTCGGCGGAGTTGCGGATCATTAAAGACGAGCAACGCCGCCTGCGGCGAGGCGGCGATTGGCAAGCTCTGCGGAACTGCGCGGAGGGTCCTACTTCAGGAGGTCCGTGATCTCGTAGGCGATGCGGTAGTCGCCGTCGATTCCGCGAGCCCAGACCTTGTACGTGTACGGGCAGATCCCCGGATCTTCTCCGCGCTCGATGCGGCGCATCCGGCTGCGCAGGTCGCTTTCGGCGATCTCCTTCGCCTCGTTGATAGTGCTGGCGACTGCGACCGGCTCGTGGTGCCCTTCCTCGTCCTCGGCGATCAGCATCGCCAGGCCCAGTTCGGTGTCGGGCTGCAGCGGGAACGCAAATCCGTTGTAACTCGTGGTCTGCTTCTTGGTTCGTGCCATCTGGTTCGTCTCCTTGCATGACGATTGATCACTCCGGCGCACCCGGAAGGCAAGGCAATAATCGCGGCGTGCCGTAAAAAAAGCCGCCCGTTTCCAGGCGGCTGATTGGGAGGCAATCGTGCCTACTTGGCGACGCGGTATGTCCGCTCGCCAGCCTCGTTCTTGGTGGACTCGACCGTGAGGCCCATTTTCTTGGTGAGGTTTCCGCTGATGAAGCCCCGGATGCTGTGGTTCTGCCAGTCGGTGGCCTTGGCGATCTCGGCCATCGTCGCGCCCTTGGGGCGGCGCAGGAGGTCCAGGATGATGTTCTTTTTCGAGAACTCGCGCGGCACTTTGGCCTCCTTCACTTTGGCGGCCTTCTTGCTGGCGGCCTTCTCCTTGGCCTGCTTCTTCGGCGCAGCCTTGGCTTGCTTGGCGGCTTTCTTCGCGCCCTTGTTGGCCTTGGGCGCGCCCTTCTTCTGGTTGGCAGCCTTCTTCGAGGCGGCCTTCTCCGGCGCGACCTGCGCGCCCTGTTCCGCAACGGCGGCGGTTTCGGTGGTGGTGGTAGCTTCTGCGTTCTTCATGGTGTTTATCCTTTTGGCGGTTGATCCGCGCATGACGATTCATCACTCCGGTGGCCCCGGAAGGCAAGGGCTTATTTCGGGAATAAAAACATGCCAGTAATGAGCCAGCGGGCGTACTCCCGACAGCGCGGAGTCTCGGCGAGCACCGTCCAGAAGGCAATCGCGTCTGGTCGCATCCACACCTTGCCCAACGGCCAGATCGATTCCGAGATTGCCGACGCCGAGTGGGCGCGCAACACCCAAACCCAAGCGCCACCCGTGGACCGGCGCGGCCAGCCACCAGAAGACGACGCGGAGGTTTTTGGCGCGTCGCAATATACGAAAGCGCGGGCGGTGCGGGAACACTATCAGGCGCGCCTCGCCAAGATCGATTACGAGGAACGGATCGCGAAGCTCGTCTCGGGTGAAGAAGTCCAGGTCGCCGCCTTCAATAAGTTCCGGCAGTTCCGCGACGCGATGATCAACCTCCCCGACCGCCTGGCGGCGATGCTTGCCGCCGAGACCGTAGAGGCCACGGTGCATGCGCTCCTCACTGCAGAGATCCGGAAGGCACTGAATGATTTTGCCGACGAATCTAACGGCTGAAGAGATCTACGGTGCCGCTGCCGCGGCTGGCGCGCGGCCGGACCCGCTGCTCACCATTTCGCAGTGGGCCGACCGCTACCGCTGGCTCTCGCAACGCGCGTCCGCTGAGCACGGTCGCTGGCGTACGGAGCGCACGCCCTATCTGCGCGAGATCATGGATTGCCTTTCGCCCATGTCGCCCATCGAGCGAACGGTGTTCATGAAGGGCGCGCAGATCGGCGGCACGGAATGCGGCAACAACTGGATGGGGTACATCATCCACCAGGCCCCCGGCCCGATGATGTCGGTGCAACCGACCGTCGAGATGGCCAAGCGCAACTCGAAGCAGCGCATCGATCCGCTGATCGAAGAGTCGGAAGTCCTGCGGAAGCTCGTCCGCGATCCGAGATCGCGCGATTCCGGCAACACGGTTCTGTCGAAGGATTTTCCGGGGGGCGTGCTGGTGATGACCGGCGCGAACAGCGCGGTCGGCCTGCGCTCGATGGCGGCGCGGTATCTTTCCTCGACGAGGTGGACGCTTACCCAGGTGATGTGGAGGGCGAGGGCGACCCGATCACGCTGGCGATGGCGCGCACGCGGACGTTCGCGCGCCGCAAAGTGTTTCTGGTTTCGACGCCGAAGATCACCGGTATGAGCCGGATCGAGTCGGCGTATGAGGAGAGCGACCAGCGGAAGTACTGGGTGCCGTGTCCCACGTGCCGCGAGTTCCAGATCCTGAAGTTTGCGCAACTGCGGTGGCCAAAGGGCGATCCGCAGAGTGCGGTTTACATCTGCGAGCACTGCGGCCAGGACATTCGCAACCACCAGAAGCACTCCATGCTGGCGCACGGCGAGTGGCGCGCCGGCGCGAAAGGCGACGGTAGGACGGCGGGCTTCCATATCTCCAGCCTGTACAGTCCGGTCGGCTGGTTCTCTTGGGGCGACGCAGCCAAGCAGTTTGAGCAGGCGCAGAAGAACCCAGCGCTGCTTCAGGTCTTCGTCAACACCGTGCTGGGCGAGACGTGGACGCTGCTCGGCGAGGCGCCGGAGTGGCAGAAGCTCTACGACCGGCGTGAGGACTATAAGGTCGGACTGGTCCCACGCGGCGGTCTGTTCCTCACGGCGGGCGCGGACGTCCAGAAGGACCGCATCGAGGTCGAGATTGCCGCCTGGGGCCGTGGAAAGGAATCGTGGTCCGTCGATTATCGGGTGTTCGAAGGCGACACCTCTCGCGCGGCAGTGTGGGAGAAACTTACCGGCTTGCTGAACGAATCCTTCACAACTGAATCTGGTCTGGAGTTGCCCATCATGCAACTCGCAGTGGATTCCGGCTTCGCCACTATCGAGGTGTACCAGTGGGCGCGGCGGCAGGGCGGGCGCGTGCTGGTGATCAAAGGCGATTCGCGGACTCCATCGCTCATTGGTTCGGCGTCTCCGGTAGAAGTCGGGCCGATGGGCGCGAAGCTGAAGCGCGGCGTCCGGGTGTGGCCGGTCAATTCCGGCATGGCCAAGGAAGAATTGTACCGGTGGCTGCGACAGGATCGGCCCACCGATGAGGATGTGGCGAAGGGGATTCCTTTCCCGTCGGGATATTGCCACTTCCCGCGCTACAGCGAAGAGTACTTCAAGCAGATCACCGCCGAACAGTTGGTGACGAAGATCGTCAAAGGCTATCGTCGGCACGAGTGGCAGAAGATGCGCGAGCGCAATGAGGCGCTCGACTGCCGCGTGTATGCGCGCGCGGCGGCTGGACGGGTCGGCATCGACCGTTTCCAGGAGAAGCACTGGACCGACCTCGAACGCCGGGTGGGCGCGCCTCCAGCGCAGGACGTGAAACAACCGCCGCAACAGCAGCGCACGAATGGCAGGCAGACCGCGCGCAACCGCGTGCGCTTCAGGATGGATCTCTAATGGCATTCACGCAGTCCGATCTCGATGCTCTCGACGCCGCGCGGAAGCAGGGCGCGAGGCGAGTCCGGTTTCAGGATCGCGAGTTCGAGTTCGATTCCGTCGACGATTACCTCAAGCTCCGGAATCTGATCCTGAATGACGTCGCCCAGCAGTCCGGGCCGCAGCAAGTGCGCCAGGTGCGCATCTACACGACCAACGGTTGGGGCCACTAAATCGCCGTGCCAATTGAAACGTTGATGACGCTCGCGCGCCAAGCCGGGCACGAGCCGATGCCGATCCCACGGGTCCCACGTACCCGCGCGATGGGGACGTTCCCGTTCGATGCCGCCGGTCGCGGGCGTCGGGGAATGGGATGGAATCCGCCGTCCCTCGGCCTCAACACGCTCCTGTTTTCGCATGGCTTGGAGTTGCAGGCGCGCAACCGGGACGCGGTCCGCAACAGCGCGTGGGCGGCGGCGGCCGTCGATTCCTACGTCGCCAACGCCATTGGGCGCGGCATTCGCCTGGTGCCGCACCATCCGGACGATAAGATCCGCGACCTGATCACCAGGAAGTGGAATCGATGGACTCGGGAGTGCGACGTCGAGTACGACCAGCGGAATCCCGCATCGGGCCAGACGGATTTCTACGGGCAGCAGATGGTGATCGCACGCGAAGTCATGGAGGCCGGCGAGTGCTTCGTCCGGTTCCGGCCGCGCTCCGTGAAAGAAGGGCTGACAGTTCCGCTGCAACTGCAGCTCATCGAGGCCGAGCAGTTGCCGTTGTGGGGAACGGCCATCGAACGGATGCCGCCGAACAACTCAGTGCGGTGCGGCATTGAGTTTCAGACTGATGGGCGGCGCGCGGCGTACCACTTCTGGAAGGCGCATCCGGGCGAAACGATGTTCTTCCCGATGGACGCTCTCTCGGTCGAGCGGGTGCCCGCCACCGACGTGTTGCACGTCTACAAGCCGATTCGCGCGGGCCAGTTTCGGGGCCAGCCATGGCTCACATCGGTCATCGCGAAGCTCTACGAACTGGAGCAATACACCGACGCGGAGATCGTCCGTAAGAAACTCGCGGCGATGATCACTGGGTTCATCACGCAGGCCAGCCCGGACAACCCAATCATCCCTCCGGACCAATACCAGAACGGGCCGACCCAGACAGATCCGGGGACGCAGATCAGCAAGCTCGAACCCGGCACCTTCCAGGTGCTGAACTTCGGCGAAGAGGTGCAGTTCGCCGAGGCCAAGGACAGCGGCGATTTCAAATCGTTCATCCGGACGTGCCTGCAAGCTTTTTCGAGTGGCGCTGGGCTTGCCGAGTACCAGATCAGCGGTGACCTGTCGGGGATCAACTACTCTTCGATCCGCGCCGGCCTGCTGGAGTTCCGCCGCAAGTGCGAGCAGTATCAGCATTCGGTTTTCATCTTCCAGGTCTGCCATCCGGTTTATAAGCGCTGGCTGCGCGAAGCGATGCTGGCGCTGGTGTTCGGCATTGACCTGTTGAACGCCTACAACAAAGATCCCGAGCCATTCGAGGAAGTGCAGTGGGTAACGCCCGGTTGGCCGTGGGTTGACCCGGAGAAGGACATCAAGGCTTCCAACGACGCCATCCGCAGCGGCCTATCCACCCGTTCCACCGAGGTGGCGGCGCAAGGGCGCGATGCCGGGGCCGTGGATGCGGAGCAGGCCGCGGACAACAAGCGCGCCGACAAGCTTGGTCTGTCCTACGACAGCGATGGCCGGAAGGTCCTGACCGGGCGCAACGCCGGATTGACGGAAGCCGAGATCCAGCAGGACGCGAGCAAGGGAGAGGTGGACGTGAAGCCATGAGGGATCTGACTCGTGTTGCATCGCGGTTTGTGAACACGCCGCTCATGATTCACCCGCCCAAGCTGGACGTGATAGTCCAGGCGCTGGGGCCACGGCTGGGGATCATGCCGGTCGCCGGCGTGAAGCCCGCGGAACCGTTCGCCGCGGCGTACATGGAGCAGGCCGACGACAGCGGGTACCAGGTGATCGACGGCGTGGCGATCATTCCGATCCAGGGCGTGCTGACGAAAGCGGAATCCTGGGTTTCGGCGCTGAGTGGTTGCAGCTCCTACGCGCAGATCGGGGGCTACCTTCAGGACGCGGTGAACGACGCCAGCGTGCGTGCGATCCTCTTGCAGGTCGATTCGCCGGGCGGCGAGACCACCGGATGCCTGGAGCTGTCCGATTACATCTACTCGCTGCGCGGCGCGAAGCC